TTTTAATACCGATAAAAAAAATGATTTTCTTTTAAAATACAACGATAACAAAAACTTTGCAGATAAAGATTCCAGATTTTTAGGAGCATTGTCTTATGCTAGAGAAACTCCTATTTTAATAGAAGCATATGCGTTTCCTTTTGATAAAAATAATTTTACTTACCCAATTGAAGGTGAAACTGTTATTATTTTAGAAATAGAAAATGAACATTTTTGGTTACCATATTCAACTACACTATATCCAAATTACAGAGAAGATTATAAAACTTCTGAAACTGCAAAGGAAAGAAAACCAGAAACATCCAATACAAAATCTAGTGCAAAGGATTATAAAGAAACAAAACAAACGGGAACAACAAACAACCCAACACCTGTTAAGAAATCGGAAAGTAAAAAATATAAAGTAAATGAAAAAATAAAATTCCTAAAACCCAAAGAAGGTGATACGATTATACAGGGTAGAGTTGGAAATACTATTAGATTTTCCGAATTTTTTCTTACGGAAGATGATAAAACATCATCACCTGGTATTTTTATAAGAAACAAACAAAATCCGGAATTAGATGATAAAAAAATTGGTGAGTTAATTGAAGAAGATATAAATAAAGATGGAACATCCATTTATATAACATCTAATAAAATTAAAGTTCCATTTAAAGAGACAGTAGAAAAAACAAAAATTGGATTTAAAGAATACCCATCATCAGATGATTTAAAAGGAGACCAATTGTGGGTAAATTCGGATAGAATAATTTTATCTTCTAAATCAAAAGAATTTATTATATTTGGTAAAGGAAACACAGGAGTAATTACCGATGGCAACTATTCTATTGATGCCGAAAAGGAAATATATTTTCATAATAAGAAAAATATAACAATTCATTCAGAAGGTTCTAATAATATATTTTTAAATTCCGATAGTGGTAAAATATATTTAGGAAAGGATAAAGGTGAAGGAGATGCAGGTGCATCCGTTCAAAAAATGGTATTAGGTGGTGAGTTAGTGAAGATATTGGAAGAATTAATAGATGCCATAACAAAGCAAGTTTATTTAACGCCGGCAGGACCATCTGCAACTGGTCCTACGAATGTAGCACAATTTAGTTCAATAAAATCAAAATTAAAAACTATTTTAGCAGCTAAAAACTTTTTAAGTAAAAACTAATGTCTTGGAGCGCCTTCAAATCAACTTTATTACCTGCAATGCAATCTCATACATTTGGAAACAATATGGCCGGGTTTGCAAAAACATTTACATTGGCATATGATACTGCGGTAAAAGCAGGTAAGGAAACAATTAGTCCGATTCCATTGATGAAGGGTAATCCAGCTGCAATGGAAGCACAGATAGTTGCATTTTTATCACAAACACAAATGTCAAATTCTTTAACTTTATTGGATGTAATCGGGCCCGCTGTAATAAGTTATTGGACAGGTGGTTTAATGATGCCAATACCACCAATATTACCGCCGGCCGGTGCAATAAAGAGTATAGCACTAACACAGGGAATAGTTTTAAATCCAGGAGTGTGGACACCGATGCCAGTTCCGGCAAATAACAATCCATCTACATTTTTAGATGCGTTTGTTGCATCTGCTAAAATGCATTTAATGACTGTGAGTGGATTGTATGTTGTTTTGGCACAATATCCACCACCATCACCACCCGCGCCAGGAGTTTTACCTTGGAGTGGGTATATTATACCAGATTAAATTCAAACTTTCAATATTTATTTAAAACAATTATTATGGATTCGAAATTATTAGTCGGATTAATCAGAGAAGTTGTAAAAAACGAAGTTAAGCAACAGGTCAAAGAAGAATTGGCAAAGTTGATTAAATCCGGTGCAGTTACATTAAATTCACAAAAGAAAACATCAACCCCTTCATTAAAGCAAATTAGTGAAGCAAGAACTACTAGTCCTATTAGACCTGCAGTTACGACTCAACAAAAACCAGTAAAACAATTTACAAATAACCCCATGTTGAATGAGGTATTGAGTCAAACACAACCATTTACACCGGCACATAGAACGGAGGGTGGTATGATGGATGAGAGTAGTGTTTTAGATATGATTCAGCCTGATAGATATGAAGAAGATGGATGGGAAACGATGGATTATAGAACACAACAGACACCTCAACAGCAAATTCCTTCAACAGGAAATGCAGGATTGGATGCCTTAACTAAAGCATTAAATAGGGATTATAGTGATTTGGCAAAAGTGTTTTCAAAACAAGAAAAAGAAAAAGGATTAAGATAAAATGGCTATAGAGCTTGGTAAAGTAAATGTAAATGACTTAAAAGTAAACGATTACAAAGTAATTGGTATCGGAATAGATAGAAGTTCCAATGCTAATGGTATTTTTTCTGTCAATTTTACAACAATTACACAAGCAAAAGATAATTTGAAAAATTTAATTATGACCAGAAAAGGAGAAAGAGTTATGTATCCTGATTTTGGTTGTGATATATGGTCTTTACTATTTGAACCAATAATAAATGGTGAAATAGATAATAAAATAGAAGCATCTATAATACGTGCGGTTGATATTTGGATTCCATATATTAGTATTGATGAAATTGTATTTGATTATGATGATGAGGATATTGATAAACATCAAATTAATTTAGAAATTAGATTTTCATTGAAATCAAATGAAAACCTATCAGAAACAATAAATGTAAGTATAAAACAATAATAAATGGCACTTAAACCAATAGATAAAAATTGGAAAAATAATAACAGAGATATAAACTATGTGGGAAAAGATTTTGCCTCATTTAGACAAAATTTAGTTGATTATTCTAAAACATATTTCCCAAATACATTTTCCGATTTTAGTGAAGCATCACCCGGTGGTGTATTTTTAGATATGGCTGCGTTTGTTGGAGATGTATTATCTTTCTATCAAGATGTTCAATTAAAAGAATCTTTATTGTTACATGCAACGGAAAGAAAAAACGTTATGGCATTGGCCCAATCAATGGGATATAAACCAAAACTAACAACACCCGCAGTAACCACATTAACCGTATATCAAACCGTTCCATCGATTGGTGCACCGGGTTACGGGCCAAACTCTACATATTATTTTAAAATAAAGGATGGATTGCAAGTTCAATCAAAATCAAATCCAAATATTGTATTTAGAACAATAGATAATATTGATTTTTCAAACCCAACGGATAGAGAAATAGATGTGGCAGGAAGAGATGAAATCACAGGCGAACCTAATTTATACTTAATAACAAAAAAAGTAAAAGCCATATCTGCAGAAGAACGTGAAATTCAAATTGAAATAACGGATAATACAGAATATCCAACAATAACATTAAATGATACAAATATTATATCAATAAGTTCTATCGTAGATTCACAAGGAAATAAGTGGTATGAAGTTCCATATTTAGCACAAGAAAGTATTTTTGTAGAGCAACCAAATACGGGAGCAAATACGGAATTATCACAATATGCGGATAGTGTTCCTTACGTTTTGGAAGTTCAAAAGGTTCCAAGAAGATTTTCAGTTAGAGTTAATTCGGATAGCACTATTGATTTACAATTTGGTAGTGGTAATAATTCCGCAGGATATGAAGATGAAATTATTTTACCAAATACAAAAAATGTTGGATTAGGATTAGCAAATTCTATAAAAAGAACAAATGAAGGTATTGACCCATCTAATTTTTTAAAAACAAATACATTTGGGATATCACCATTTGGAAAAACGCTTACTATAAAGTATTTAGTTGGTGGTGGAGTTCAATCAAATATTAATTCCGAAGATTTAACAACTATAAGTAGAATAGAATTTGAAGAAGATATTTTAAGTTTAACACCTGCAGAAGCAGCATTGTATGAATCAAATAAAGATTCTATTGCAGTTGAAAATTTAGAACCAGCAGTTGGTGGAAGAGGTGCTGAATCCGTTGAAGAAATTAGACAAAACGCTATAGCAACATTTGGTTCTCAAAATCGTGCAGTTACCAAACAAGATTATATGGTTAGAGCATTATCTATGCCAGAAAGATATGGTAGTGTTGCAAAAGTATATGTATCCGCTGATGGTGAAATTGATAATAATTCACCTGCATCAATTCTTGCTAATCCAAAAAATTTACAAGAATTTTCTAATTTAGTAGAATCACTTAAAGGATTATCAAAAGAAGATACGCAAAAAGAATTAGCAAAATACTTATCTCAAAAAAAATCAAACGTAGGTGAATTAAATAATCCATTTGCAATTAATATGTATGTGTTGGGTTATACATCTGATAAAAAATTAACCAATTTGAATGATGCCGTAAAAGAAAATCTTAAAACATATTTAGGTGAATACAGAATATTGACAGATGGTGTTAATATAATAAACGGATTTGTTGTAAATATTGGAATTGATTTTGAAATAATCGCATATTCAAATTATAATAAAAGAGAAGTTCTTGCAAATTGTTTAGCAGAAATGCAAGATTATTTTAATATAGATAATTGGACATTCAATAAACCAATTAATATTTCCGAAGTAGAATTACTACTTGCAAATATAGAAGGAGTGATGAGTGTTCCATCTGTTAAAATTTATAACATTTGTGGCGATGGTGGTGCAGGATATTCTCCAAACAAATACAACATAGATGAGGCGACAAAAGGTAAGATAATTTATCCATCTTTAGACCCTTGTGTTTTTGAAGTAAAATTCCCTAACAAAGATATAAAAGGAAGAGCTTTATAATATGCATAAATTTTTTACATCATCATACGATGCCAGTATCTACCTACAACAACCTGACCAAAACGCAGGTAGAGATGAGATATTAGAGGTTGGTAAACTTTACTATGGTTCTACTAAAGATATAGCTAGAGCATTGATAAAGTTTGATACAGGTTCTATAAAAGCAGAAATAGAAACGATAGGAACTGGTAGTTGGAAAACATATTTGGTTCTACGTTCTGCAAATTCCGAAGAAATACCATTAGAATACACAATTTATGCAAATGCCGTTTCTCAAAGTTGGACAATGGGAACAGGCACAAAATTTGATAATATTACAACGGATGGTATTAGTTGGAAATATAGAGATGGTGATAATAAATGGCAAGAAAACGCAGCAGGCGGAACCGCATATTATATAGCAGGAACTACAGGTTCTGCAAACGCAGAAGGTGGCACTTGGTATTTATCAGGTTCTGCATCACAATCATTTAACTATGAACCTGATGATGTTAGAATGGATGTAACAAATATTATTCATTTGTGGGTGAGTGGTTCTTTACCAAATAATGGATTTATTGTTCATCATAGTTTACAAAATGAATATGGAAATAATTTAGATTATGGTATTCTTAAATTTTTCTCAAAAGAAACTAATACAATATATGAACCAAAATTAGAATTGGTTTGGGATGATAGTTCATTCAGTACAGGTTCTTTATTACCAATAACAGGATCGACAACATCGGATTCTTTGGAAAATTCTAAAATAGTTGTAACAAATTTACAAAAAGAATACTTTCATGACACCAA